ATGATGATCCCTTTGAACCAATGGATGCCGTTGCTGGCTACTAAGGAGCAACTATGTACCTAGAAATGTATAACAAAGAAGACTATGTGCCTCTTAATTGGGACACACTAGCATCTAACCCCGATGTTTGGGAAACAATCAAAGAAGAAATTGAAAAGAAATTCAGTGCAGACTGCATCCTGACTGTCATCACTGCCGCTAAAGAAGCTGGCCTCAAAGACAAGGACATCTTCCTCCCTGTTAAGGATATGGAAGAGGACGAAGAAGAGTACGAAGATATGTCAGAAGGTATGCCTGAGTATGCAGACCTTGAAGAAGATTCCATTGGCGATACAACTAAGGAATAAGTATGGAAACCAATAGCCGTGATATGAAGATTTCCGAGTGGGTCCTGTCCCGCTGTGAGAACTGGCGTAACCACCGTGATGAGAACTACCTAGACTATTGGGATTCTTATGAGCGTCTATGGCGTGGTATCTGGGCTGGTGAGGATGTTCATCGTGAGAGCGAAAGATCACGCATTGTAACTCCTGCACTGCAGCAAGCAATTGAGACCTCTGTTGCTGAGATCGAAGAAGCTGTCTTTGGTCGTGGTGAGAAGTTCTTTGACATCGTTGATGACCAAGCAGATCAGGTTAAGATTGACGTTGAGCAAATCAAGCGTCAGATGACTGAAGACTTTAAGCGCAACAAGGTCCGTAAAGACATCAGCGATGTTATCCTACTTGGTGCTGTCTATGGCACTGGCATCGGTGAGATCGTAGTTGCAGAGAAGACTGAGAAGTCGCCTGCTTCGAGGCCGATTGTGGAAATGGGCATCACCGCTGTTGGCGTAGAAGAAAGAACTAAATTTATGGTTGGCCTAAAGCCGATCAATCCCAAGAACTTCTTGATTGACCCTGTTGCTACCAACATCGAAGAAGCACTTGGCTGTGCTGTTGAAGAGTATGTGTCTATCCACAGCGTTGTTGCTGGCATGGAAAGCGGTGTCTACAAGAAAGTAATGAATCTTGGCCCCACTGCTGTTGACACAGACCTAGAGCCTGTGCAAGAAGAGATCGAGTATCAGCAAGACAAAGTTAAAATGCTTCGTTACTACGGCCTTGTTCCCAAGTTCTTAATCGAGGCTAACGATGATGAGGAAGTGACATCTCTCTTTAACGAGAAGACTGAAGAGTATGGCACTGAGGCTGCAGACTACACAGAACTGGTAGAGGCAATCGTTGTCATCGCTAATGACCAGTATGTTCTTAAGGCTGAGTTGTCGCCTTACATGATGCAGGATCGTCCGATGGTGGCCTTCCAGTATGACTCCATGCCCAATCGTTTCTGGGGCCGTGGCATCGCTGAGAAAGGCTACAATATGCAGAAAGCTATTGATGCCCAGATCCGTGCCCACCTAGACTCACTGGCACTGACCACTGTACCGATGATGGGTATCGATGCTACTCGTCTGCCTCGTGGTGCTCGCTTTGAGATTAGGCCAGGCAAGACAATCCTGACCAACGGCAACCCAAATGAGGTGCTGCAGCCGTTTAAGTTTGGTACTACCGATCCAGGCAACCTGCAGACCGCTGGTGAGTTTATGAAGATGATGCTGATGGCAACATCAACCATCGATAGCACCACACCTACGGCTGACGGTGGTGGCCTCAACCCTGCTCTATCGGCAATCATCAAGAAGAATAAGCGTACTCTGGTGAACTTCCAAGAGCAGTTCTTGATTCCTTTTGTTACCAAGTCTGCCTATCGATTCATGCAGTTTGATCCTGACCGCTATCCTGCTAAAGACTTTGTGTTTGTACCGACTTCCAACCTCGGTATTGTGGCACGGGAATACGAACAAATGCAGTTTATGAACCTACTGAAGACGCTTGGTCCCGATAGCCCAATTGTTCCGATGGTCATGTCAGCGATTATTGAGAACAGTGGACTCTCCAATCGTGAAGAACTTATTCAGCAGATGGCTCAGATGTCACAACCGAATCCGATGGCCGAGACAGCAACTCAACTGCAGTTGCAGAGAGCACAGTTAGAGCTTGCTGACCTTGATGCAGATGTCAAACTAAAGCAAGCAAAGACCGCCCAGGCCATTACAGATGCACAGTTAAAGCCTGCAGAACTGCAAGCCAACATTGCTGCCTCTGCTTCTAAGTACCTCGGCAACGGCCCAGGCGCTACTGACGAGTTTGAACAGCGTGTTAAAGTAGCAAATCTAGCACTAAAGGAGAAAGACATTGATACTCGTAGAGAAATTGCTAACCTTCAAATCGTGGCTGCTCGACAAAGTTAAACAAATTGTCGAAAAAGTCAAGAAAACTATTGACAAACTACTAAAATAGTGGTATAATATACGCAATGTCGCCAGAATTACAACAATATTACGAAGACAGACTTTCAATGATGTCCGGCAAGGCCTGGAAACAACTCATTGAAGACCTTCTAGAGATGCGGATGAACTATGAAAACATCCGCCACTGCGACAAAGACACAGTAGAGTTCCGAAAAGGACAAGTAGACATCCTAGACTACTTAATTGGACTAAAGGATTTGTCTGAAAAAGCCTACGAGGAACTAAATGAAAAGATATTTTGACTTTCAGTGTGCCAAAGGCCACATAACTGAAAAATATATTGATGATTCTGTAAAAGTCATACAGTGTCCCCACTGTGGAAATGACGCTAGCAGGCTCATCGCTGCTCCTAGAGTTAGTTTGGAAGGCATTACGGGTGATTTTCCTGGTGCTTCAATGGCATGGGAACGTAAACGCCAAGAAAAGATAGCTTGGGAGCGTAAAACTGGTCGCTCTGACCAGTGGAAATGAGAGACAAGGAACCCTCTCACCTTTTTAGGTTCTTTTCTTAATGCTGTTAAGCACGGAGAGACATTATGGCTGCTTTTATTGAGGACGGCTCGGTAGAGTCGCAAACTTCTGTTGTTACCGATGAACAAACTACCCCTACTGTAGAAGATAACACAGTTACAGAGGCGGTGCAAGAGCAAGATGAGGGCTTACCTGACAAATACAGGAACAAAAGCGCCAAAGAGATTGCTCAGATGCACATGGAGGCCGAGAAGTTAATTGGTCGCCAAGGTAGCGAGGTAGGTGAACTACGGAAGATTGTAGACGAGTATATCCGAACCCAAGCCGCAGCGAAACAGCAACTGCAAGCCCAGTCTACTGAAGAGGTTGACTACTTCGCAGATCCGAAGAAAGCAATAGAGAACGCAATTGAGAGTCATCCAAAGGTCAAACAGGCCGAACAGTTGGCTCTTGAAATGCAACGAGCAAAGGCTTTAAATGCATTGCAGGCTGCTCACCCTGACTTTCAGAATGTAGTTCGTGATCCAGCTTTCCAAAACTGGGTTGCTGGCTCTAAAGTTCGGTCAGAGTTGTTTGTTAGAGCAGACCAGTACTACGATTATGATTCTGCAAATGAACTGTTGTCGCTGTATAAGGACCGCAGAGGCTCTGCAGAGCAGACTGTAGCTGCTGAGAAGCAAGCACGAAGCCAAGCAGTTAAAGCAGCGACTACTACTGTTGCTACGGGAAGCGATGAAGCACCTACTAAGAAGATTTATAGGCGTGCAGACATTATGAAACTCATGCAAACTGACCCAGATCGTTACGATATGATGCAGCCTGAGATTATGGCGGCCTATCGTGAAGGCAGGGTTAGGTAAACTAACAATATTACGAAAGGAATTTAAAAATGGCTAATACAGCATTCGCTCCAAATAATGCGGTTACTAAATCCGCAGTTGATACCGCAGGTTTCGTACCTGAAGTATGGTCTGACGAGATTATCGCTGCCTATAAGAAGAACCTGGTAGCTGCTAACCTCATCAAGAAGATGAACTTCAAAGGCAAGAAAGGCGACAAAGTCTACTTTCCTGCTCCCACTCGTGGTTCTGCTTCTGCTAAGACTGCTACCGATGCAGTTACTCTGATCGCTGCTGGTGGTACGGCTCTGTCGGTTTCTATCGACAAGCACTTTGAGTACAGCCGCTTGATCGAAGACCTTGCTGAAGTTCAAGCTATGTCCTCGCTGCGCCGTTTCTACACGGATGACGCTGGCTATGCTCTGGCTACTCAGCTTGACACCGATGTTATCCGTCTGGGTCGTCTGTCGCAAGGCGGTACTTGGAACGGTACTGATGCTACCTTTGCTTATGGCAACGGTTACATCGGTGGTGACGGCGCTACAGCATTTGATGCTACCGCTAACACCAACACTGGTAACGAGACTGCTCTGACGGATGAGGGCATTCGCCGTGCAATTCAGCGTCTTGATGACAGCGATGTTCCGATGGATGGTCGTTTCCTGATTGTTCCTCCGGTTGCTCGTAACACGCTGATGGGTCTTGCTCGCTTTACTGAGCAGGCTTTCACTGGTGAGTCCGGCAACGGAAACACGATCCGTAACGGTCAGATTGGCGACATCTATGGCATCAAAGTCTATGTGTCCACCAACGCTGATACCGCTACCACCGCTGGTACTGGTGACGTTAACCCCCGTGTGTGCTTGATGGCACATCCTGAGTTTGGCGTTCTGGTTGAGCAGCTTGGTGTTCGTGTTCAGACCCAGTACAAGCAAGAGTACCTTGCCACGCTGCTGACCGCTGATACGCTTTACGGCGTTGGCGAACTGCGTGACACCTCTGCTGTTGCTCTCATTATCCCTGGTTAATTCTAATGGCCCCGCTTCGGCGGGGTCTTCTTAACTAAATAGGAGATAATTATGGCTGCAAGTAGCGTTGTTGTAAAAGAAGGTCGTGAACAGTTTGGTGGTGTCTTCTCTAAAGTTTGGGCCGCTAAAGGGACCATTAACTTTGCTGAAGTTGCCGATGGCGATGAGGCTGTAGACACCATTGCTGTTCCTGGTGTTGCTCTTGGTGATGTAGTTGTTGCCATCTCTGCATCTATTGATGTAGAAGATCTTGGCCTAACTGCTGCTGTTACCGCTGCAAACGAAGTAACTGTACAAGTGTGGAACAATACTGGCGCAGGCATTAACCTTGCCTCTGCTGTGTATAAAGTAATCGTAGCTCGTACGATCTTTGAATAAACCTAATGGTTTTGCCTCTTCGGAGGCTTTTCTTTAGCATCTTTACTGAGGGTGTTAAAGAAAAAATAGGGAGCAAAAATGATACCTCGTTGTTTTCCTACAACTTATGTTACTGCAAATGGTGCTACTAAGATGGTTGTCAATAACCTAGCCAGCACCACTGGTTTGAAGGAATGGATTGATTATATTCCTGTCAAGAAACTTGCAGTAGAGCCAACACAAAAGAATACTTATTCTACCGGAATGTGGGTTGATGTATTAGCAAGCACCACAGGTAAGCAAGCAGGCAAAGACTATATCAATGTATACGAAGATGCTGCCAAGACTGTAGCATGGTCTTCTAGCAACAACGGCTATATTCCTATTTGGTACACATAATATGTCATTCTATCGTCCAGGTGGTTCAGGTTCAGGCAGTGTAACAACTACGCCTGTACAGGTTGGTGAAGGCGGCACTGGCGCTACAACTGCTAGTGCTGCAAGAACTAATCTAGGTCTTGGTACTATCGCTACTCAAAATGCTAACAATGTCAGCATTACTGGTGGCACAGTCATTAACGTCAGCGACATCGCTGTAGCTGATGGCGGCACTGGCGCATCAACTGCTGATGGCGCACTTGCTAATCTACTGCCTTCATACTCAAATAATGCTAACAAAGTTCTTAGCGTTAAGTCCGATGCCTCTGGTGTAGAGTGGACCACTAACGGTGCTGGTACTGTTACCAGTGTTGCAGCATCAGTGCCTACAGGTCTTTCTATCAGCGGCACACCGATTACCTCCAGTGGTACACTTGCAATTACCTACGCTTCAGGCTATGCTATTCCTACGACAGCAAAGCAGACAGATTGGGATACAGCATACACAGATCGTCTGAAGTGGGATGGTGGCGCTACTGGCCTAACAGCTTCAACAGGCCGTACTAGCCTTGGCCTTGGTACAATTGCAACGCAAGATGCCAGTAACGTAGCTATCACTGGCGGCTCTGTTAGCGGTATTACTGACTTAGCAGTCGCTGATGGCGGTACTGGTGCTTCTACAGCCGCCAATGCTCGTATAAACTTACTACCATCTTATACCAGCAACGGTTCTAAGGTATTAGCATTAAACAGTGGTGCTACTGATGTTGAGTGGATTTCTGCTGGCGGCTCTGGTACAGTTACATCAGTTGACTTGTCTGTACCAACTGGCCTAGCAGTTAGTGGTAATCCTGTAACCACTAGCGGCACATTAGCAATTACTTTTGCTTCTGGCTACAGCATACCCACCACAACTAAGCAGAGTGAGTGGGATACTGCTTATACTGATAGACTTAAATGGGATGGCGGTAGCACAGGCTTAACTGCATCAACTGGTCGCACTTCATTAGGCGCTACCACTGTTGGCGCTAACATATTTACTCTAACGAATCCATCCGCAGTTACTTTTGTAAGGATGAACGCAGATAATACTGTTACTGCTCGGTCTGCATCTGAATTAAAAACTGATCTTTCTCTCAATAACGTAGAGAATACAGCCTTGTCAACTTGGGCTGGTTCTGCTAACATTACAACGGTTGGAACCGTTTCAACTGGCACTATTGCTGGAGGCACTTACTAATGGCTACCATTCTTCTCAAAAAACGTGATACCACTGGCGCTCCTGGTGCTGGCGATCTAACTAACTCTGCTTCTGGCGCTGAAGTTGCAGTTAATACTTTTGATAAGCGCCTTTACAGTAAAGACAGCGGCGGCAACGTAGTCGAACTAGGCATCAATCCTACTTCGGTCACTACTGGTGCTCTGACTGCTACTGGCACTACTACCCTGGCTACATCGCTGACTGGCGTACTAAAGGCAGCATCTGGTGTTGTGTCTTCCGCTGTTAGTGGAACCGACTATGCTCCTGCTACGTCTGGAACAAGTATTCTAAAAGGCAACGGATCTGGTGGTTTTTCTAACGCCACCGCCGGTACGGACTACGCTGGCCTAGCAACCGCACAGTCCTTCACAAAAGCCCAGCGTGGCTCTATCGTGACCCTGACAGACGGTGCAACTATCACCCCAGACTTTGCTGATGCCAATAACTACACGGTGACTCTGGGCGGCAACCGTACTCTGGCAAACCCAACCAACCTCACCGCAGGACAGTCTGGCTCTATATTTGTGGTGCAAGATGGTACTGGTTCTCGTACACTTGCCTACGGCTCCTACTGGGACTTCTCTGGCGGCACAGCACCTACGTTGACGACTACGGCCAATGCTATTGACCGGATTGACTATGTTGTGAGATCGACAACTTCCATCCACGCAGTCTTTACAGCAAATTACTCATAATGGCTATTCTCAATAACAACCCTCTGATTGGCGCATCTGGTCAAAGCAAGGGCTATCGCATCGAGCGCAGTCTGCGGTTTAACTCTGATGACTCTGCGTACCTGGATAGGACGCTTGGAACTCCAACTAACGGGAAAATTTTTACTTTTTCTGTGTGGCTTAAACGCAGTACATTAAGCACGCTACAGTCAATTATGACTGCTAAAAGCGGGGGCAATGAAGATTCTTTTGCATTTCTTTCAGGAGATACATTAAGGCTGTTTTTTAGTGCATATAGTAGTAGTGGTTTAACAACAAACGCTGTTTTTCGAGATGTATCGGCTTGGTATCACATCGTATTGGCGGTTGACACTACTCAAGCAACCGCAAGTAATCGGGTAAAAATGTACGTAAATGGCGTTGAACAGACGTTTACAGGATCTAATTACCCATCGCAAAATGCTACGCCTTTCTTTAATACTGCCCTACAGCATTTTATTGGTAGATACGCAAACCAGCCTATGCCAGCAGGTAATTTCAACGGCTACATGACCGAGATCAACTTCATCGACGGTCAGGCACTAACGCCATCCTCCTTCGGCCAGACAAACTCAGCCACGGGCGTATGGGAGCCTAAGGCCTACTCTGGCAGCTACGGCACTAACGGCTTTTATCTCAAGTTTGCTGACAACTCTGGCACTACGTCTACAACGCTCGGCAAAGACTCCTCTGGCAACAGCAACAACTGGACACCTAATGGTTTCTTACTTACCCCACCAAAAGATAATGACAGCCTAGTAGACAGCCCAACCCAGTACGGCACAGACACGGGTGCTGGTGGTGAGGTGCGTGGTAACTATGCAACCCTTAGTGCAATTGCGTCATCTTTTGGGTTTTCTAGTTCTGGGACTCCAACAATATCAAACGGGAATTTGACTGCTGTTTCATCCGCTCAAAATCAACATCAATTTACAGCACCTTTTGGTTTATCAAGCGGAAAATGGTATTGGGAAATTACACTCAATTCCACTCCAACAGAATTAGAAATTGGTGTAACTGGAGAGCCTTTTACAGACAACAATTCACCATTCGCAACAGGCGAAGGTGCAAAGTCTTGGACTGCGTTCCCATATAGTGCTTCAGGGCCGGTCTATAACAACAACTCAGCCGCATCCGGAACATTTATTGCAAGCGCAGCAAGTGGAGATGTATTAAGAATTGCAGTAGATATGGATAACGGCAAGATTTTTTGGGGTAAAAATGGAACGTGGACGAATAGCGCAGACCCCGCCGCCGGAACAGGGTTTTCACATAGCAATTTAAGCGGAACCGTTGTGCCTGCTTTTGGGCAATCTGGTAATGGGTATTCTTATAATTTTGATGTCAACTTCGGCCAGCGCCCCTTTGCCTACACCGCACCGTCAGGCTTCAAAGCACTATGTACGACTAACCTGCCCACGCCTACTATCGGGGCGACTGCGACGACTAGGGCAGATGATTACTTTAATACGGTGCTGTATACGGGGAATACGCCATCAACAAACGCAATTACTGGTGTTGGTTTTGCCCCAGATCTTGTTTGGGTTAAATCTAGAACTGTTGCGGAATCACATAACTTAGTAGATAAAGTTCGTGGTAATAATTTAAGATTAAAAAGCAATGAAACAACCGCAGAAGCATCAGCAACATTTACTCTTGATTCTGATGGATTTACTGTTGGAGCAAACTCAGAATCAAATACAGGCAGCATGGTAGGATGGGCATGGAAAGCCAACGGCGCTGGTTCATCTAACACACAAGGCACTATCACCAGCACAGTAAGCGCAAATACAACTGCTGGCTTTAGTATCGTGACGTATACGGCAGCCGGAGCTAACTCAACAGTCGGTCATGGATTAGGTGTTGCGCCTAGCATGATTATTCTTAAGCGCAGAGACTCAACAGGTGGATGGGCAACGTACCATACGTCTATTGGCAATACAAAGTATTTAGTTCTTAACGCAACTGACGCTGCTACAACAGAAGCTACTTATTGGAACAACACAAGCCCAACATCAACGGTGTTTTCGTTGGGGTCTATTTGGCCCAATAACGCAACCTACGTTGCCTACTGCTTCGCACCTGTCGCTGGCTACTCTGCGTTTGGCTCCTATACAGGTAATGGCTCTAGTGACGGTCCTATGGTGTACACGGGCTTTAGGCCAGCTTTCGTAATAGTGAAATGCACAAATGCAGCAGGAAACTCATGGGTAATAGAAGATGATCAACGCCCCGCATATAATCCTGCTGACTATCTGCTTGCAAATAGTAGCGGCGCTGAAGGGTCTGGAGCTACTTATCCTTTCGACATTCTTTCAAACGGATTTAAGTTACGAAATACTGTTCAGGCATGGAACGGTAGCGGTGATAGCTACATCTACATGGCCTTTGCCGATTCACCATTCAAGTACTCGCTCGCACGATAACGGAGATCAACATGGCTTTTCAACTTAACGGACAACCCATCGCCTTAGATACGGCGTTTACTACGCCTGATGGCACGCAGTATCCGGCCAACTGGATCAGGCTTGCCTCGCCATCGGAAAGAGCCGCTATCGGCATCACCGAGGTCGCAGACCCAGAGTATTACGATCAGCGTTTCTACTGGGGGCCAGGCAATCCCAAACTGCTCAATGACCGCCTAGAGACCAAGGAAGATGGCTCACCGCTATATGTCCAAGTCTACGATCCTGCGACTGAGAGCATGGTTGATACTAATGAACAAGTAGTCACTAAAGGCTTAAAGTCAAACTGGACCGCACAAGTTAAAGACACGGCTGGCAAGTTACTAGCCCAGACAGACTGGATGGTTACCCGCAAGGTCGAGCGTAACGTAGATATCCCTGCTGGCGTGGTAGCCAAGCGTGCGGCTATCGTTGCTGAGTGCGCCAGACTTGAGACTGCTATCTCTGCCTGCTCAAGCGTAGAGGCGCTGATTGCGGTTGTTGCTTCTCAGAACTGGGCCTAATGATGACTTCGCACATCTCTGAAGGCACTAAGCACGCTGTAGATGCAGTGTCTGTTATGACAGTGATTGGTACACTAGCACAGATTCTACCATCAATAGCTGCATTATTTACTATTGTGTGGACATCTTTTAGGATCTACGAAACTAAAACAGTTCAAGGATGGTTAGGCAAAGGAGCCAAAGATGAAGAAGCCAACGACTAAAGCAGGCAAAGCAGAAAAAGTAGGCAAAGTAATGAGTGAATACAAAAGCGGTACACTACATAGCGGTAAAGGTGGCCCCGTTGTCAAGTCACGCAAGCAGGCTGTAGCGATTGCAATGTCGCAAGCTGGTATGTCCAAGAAACCAATGATGATGAAGAAAGCTGGCCGTGGTCGCTAAAAAAGGCCTCTACTACAACATCCAGGCCAAGCGTAAACGCATCGCTGAAGGCTCAGGCGAGAAGATGCGTAAACCTGGTTCCAAAGGTGCGCCAACAGCTAAGGCATTTAGAGAAGCCAAGAAGACTGCGAAGAAATAATGGTAAAGAAAGTCTATCAGAACAAAGAAGGTGGCCTCAATGCCAAAGGTAGAGCCTATTTCAAGCGTACTGAAGGCGCTAATCTCAAACCACCCGTATCGGCCAAACAAGCCTCTAAATCGCCTAAAGCAGCGGCACGCAGGAAGTCCTTCTGTGCAAGGATGTCAGGAGTTCCTGGGCCACTCAAAGATGAAAAAGGCAGACCAACAAGGAAGGCCTTAGCACTAAGAAAATGGGATTGCTAAATGGCAACTACATATTTAACTTTAGTAAATGATGTACTGACTAGGCTTCGTGAGACAACAGTAGCGTCTGTATCTGAGAATGACTACAGTGCGCTTATTGGTAAGTTAGTCAACGATGCCAAGCGTGAAGTAGAAGATGCTTGGAACTGGGAGTGCCTCAAAAGCACTTATACCATTGCTACGTCCTCTGGCACTACTTCCTATGCACTAGATGGTGCTGGTCAGAAGTTTAGGCTCTATGAGGCTGTAAACGATACTAATGACTGGTATCTGCGTGAGCGTTCTGCTGCGTTCATGACAGAGAACTATTCACTTCTTCCTTCTCCTGTATCTGGGCCAACAACAGACTATGCCTTTAACGGCCTTGATGTCAACGGTGATGTTCAGGTTGATGTGTATCCACAGCCTGATGCTGTTTACACTCTACGCTTTAATGGCTTTACACCAGAGGCAGAACTTAGTGCCAACTCAGATCAGACTAAGTTGCCTAAGTCTCCCATCGTTGCTCTGGCTTGGGCAAAAGCCATTGAAGAGCGTGGGGAGGATGGCGGTGTCAACGTCAGCAGCCAATATGCGGTAGCTAAACAGTCTTTGGCTGACCATATTGCTATCGAAGCTGGTCGCAGACCTGAAGAATCTATCTGGTACTGGGTATAATGCCGAACAAACCACTACAAGCAACATCAATCACAGCACCAGGATATTTTGGTCTAAACACCCAAGATTCCGGTGTTGATATGAACAGTGCCTTTGCATTGATTGCAAGGAACGCTGTTATTGACCGATATGGTCGTATTGGTGCTAGGAAAGGATGGCTTTATAAGACTACTTCTGGTGGTACGTCATCGTTACCAGAGGTGGTTGCTGAGTTTGATAACTACGATGGCACTTACAGTATTCTGTCATTTGGTAACAATAAGCTGTTTGTTGGCGAAACAACGATGACAGAGAAGTTAGTTCGTAATGCTAACAACAGCGGTAACGCAACTTATACCATAACAGGTAATAACTGGCAAGTCATACCAGCACAGTACAGCAGTGGTTTGACAGCATCGCCTCATGCGCTTATAGTACAGGAAGGCCACAAGCCTTTAATGTATCATAAGATGCCTAGTAGTGGTGGTGCTGCTCATGCACACAATGGTGCATTTGGTTTTCAGTTGTTGTCTGATGTTGGTACAGTGCCGTCAGGCTTCTCAGCATCAACATTCTTGCCTCGCTGTGGCATCGGTGCTTTTGGCCGCACTTGGCTTGCTAATATTAGTGACATAGATAAGCTGACTGTATACTACAGTAGATTATTAGATCCTAGTGACTTTACTGGTTCTGGCTCTGGTGTAATCAACCTAGAAAAGGTTGTTCCTGGCGATGACAGAATTATTGCACTAGCTGCTCACAATGATTTCCTAATCATCTTCTGTGAGAATAATATTGTTATCTACAACAGTGCCTCTAATGTGTCTAATCTGGCACTGCAGGATGTGATTGTAGGTGTTGGTTGTATCTCTAGAGATTCTGTGCAGAACATTGGCACAGATGTGTTGTTTCTTAGTGCCACTGGTGTGCGCTCATTAGCAAGAACTATACAGGAGAAGTCTGCACCAGTTAGGGACATTAGCCGTAACGTTAGAGACACATTACTAGATTATATTGCTAGTGAGAATACAGAGAACATTAGAAGCGTCTACTTTGCTTCAGATGCTTTCTATCTACTGACGTTGCCTAACTCTGGATTTACTTACTATTTTGATTTAAGGCAGTTCTTGCAAGATGGTTCCGCAAGAGCAACTGTATGGGACAACATCTCTCCAAGGGGATTGTGTGCCACTCGTGATCGCAGATTGCTTTTGGGGAAGACCAATGGAATTGCTCAATACACTGGCTATAACGATAACTCATCAACATACATTTTTTCTTATTATACTCCTTATCTTGACTTTGGGTCACCGTCTGTGATAAAGATGTTAAAGAAGATTGGTATTGTTACTGTCGGCGCTGCTGCTACTACCTTTGACATTAAGTGGGCCTTTGACTATTCCAACGACTATAAGTCAACCCAGATTACTACAGTTTCTGGCGATGTGTCTGAATATGGAATAGCAGAGTATGGTATTGCTGAATACTCAGCATCTATTTTTCTTGAGAACCTAAAAAGACAACTATCTGGTAACGGCAACGTTGTTCAGATAGGCGTTGACGCAGAGGTAAATGGCCATCCTGTGTCTATTCAAAAACTTGACATTTATGCTGTTACTGGAAGGACTATATAATGAGTAACTATGTTAAGACTACTAACTTTACAGCCAAGGATTCGCTGACTACTGGCGATCCTGGTAAGATTGTTCGTGGCTCTGAGATCGATACAGAATTTACTAACATTGCTACTGCAGTCGCAACTAAGTCTGACTCTGCTAGTCCTACTTTTACTGGCACTGTTACTGTTGCCAATCTGACTGTCAGTGGCACATTCAGCGGCACTATCGGTGGAGGTACATACTAAATGGCTACGTTTTCTGAAGCATTGCCGCAGTTACAAGCAATGGGTTATACTAACATTATGGATGCACTACAGGTCTATAATGCAAATTTAGCATCTGGTGGTATTCCATCAGCAGCGCCTGCTCCGACACCAGCACCAGCGCCTGCTCCGACACCAGCACCAGCGCCTGTGGCAACACCGATGTTTACTTCGGCTCCTGCGCCTGCACCAGCACCTGCTCCAACGCCAGCGCCTGCTCCGATGTTGTCTACGCCTGCGCCATCAATGCCAAACATTGATGTAAGGCAGACAAACGATGTTGTTAGACAAGTAACAGACAGGTTTCCAAATGCTGAAGACAGGATTATGGAAATCTCTCGTATCTACCAAGAAACTCTTGGGCGTGGTCCTGATATTTCTGGGTTGTTATCTTATACTGAGTCTGATAAGTCTCTTGATCAAATTAAAAAGGATTTGGCTTATTCTCCAGAAGGTCAAACACTAATCAAGACAATCTATCAAAATGTTCTTGGTAGAGATCCTGATGCTAGTGGTGTAAAGACTTATACTGAATATTTATCTAAAGAAAAGCCGTACATTGGTTCTTATGGCAACAGTGAGATTGAGGCACTAAAGGCAGAGTTAAAAGTTTCTCCTGAAGGACAGAAAGTTAATGCCGATCCTGCTGCTGCAGAACTTGCTCGTATTTATAAAGAGTATGCAGGCCGTGATCTTGATGCCTCTGGTTATGCTTACTTCAAAGATGCTTTGACAAGTCCTAATGCTGCTGAAAAGATTGGTGAAGCAGTTAGAACTAGTGATGAAGCTGAACTTCGTGAGCGTCTTGGTCGTCAACCAACGGCACAAGAAACACAAGACTATATGCAGCAAAGGGATAGACAACGTGCTGATCAAGGCCGTAGTTTTGGTAACTTTGTTAAGTCTTTAATACCATTAGCTGTCAATGTTGCTTTTCCTGGCGTTGGGTCTGCAATTGGAACCAGTTTAGGACTTTCTGGTGCTGCTGCTAGTGCTGTTGGTAATGCAATTATCAGCGGAGTTACATCTGGAGTTATAACAGGGGATGTAGAAAAAGGATTAGTTACTGGCGCTTTAGTTGGTGGTGGTACTTATGCTGTTGCTTCTGGTGCGGTTGGTAACGTACTCAACAACATCGGTTTAGGTGATGTTGCTACTAGTCTAAATATACCTTCTGGCCCCGTTACTACTCCTGTTACTGGTGGCGCAGGCGGTGTTACTGGTGGCGCAACTGTACCAAGTATGTTTGACCAAACAGTAAATAATGTTCTTTCTGGTGGTGCTGGTCCTGGTACGTTTGGTGCAGTTGGTACAGGTGGTTTTGGCACTGCTCTTCCTAGTGTAGCTAATCTGACTTCTTCATTGATTAGTGCTGGTATTTCTCCAGGCACAGCAGCAAACATTGCTGGTGCAACATTAGCTGGTGTTGCTGGCGCTACTGGCGCTGGGTTATTAACTGGTGCTGCTGGTGCGGTTGCAGGTCCTCCTACGCCTTCTGGAACACCTACTACAACTCCTACATTAAACATTCCAGGAGTAACATCAGGAGTTGTAACTGGCGCTGCTAACACACTTCTTGGTAATCTTGGTACTAATTTAAGTAATTTAAACCTTGGTGGTGTTGTTGGCGCTGGTATCGACTTTGCACAATTAGCCGCACTGCGTCGTGAAGCCACTGGCCTTGGTCGTGAAATCAGTGGGGAAGCCGCTAGAATTGGTCGTGAAGGCGCTGTTCCATTTACACCGTACACTGTCACCACTGGTGCTGGCACAGGCACTGTATCTCCTGGTGCTGCTACTGCACTGGCCTCTCCAGAGTTCCAAGCACTTCGTCAACAGCAACTAGAACTTGCTGGTGAGGCATTTGGTGCGGTTAATCCTGCCGAAGCTGCTAGGACATTATATGGTCAAGTAGAGGCTTTATCTGCTCCTGGTCGTGCTCGTGAGCAAGAGGCGCTGTTGCAAGGTCTACAGGCTCGTGGCTTGACTGGCTTTGGTCAGAACCTACCTACCGTTGGCGGAGGTGTAAGAACCGTCAATCCGTTGTTTGAGTCGCTCTTGTCTGCACAAGAGACTGCTAGAGCACAACAGGCACTAGCATCAACTCAGTTTGGTACTCAAGAGGCAACAAGGCAGGCAGCATTGGCTCAAGGCCTCGTTAGCGGAGCGCAAGGAATCGATCAGCAGGCTCTGGCGGCACTCAATGCAGCCGCAACCCTAGGCCAGCAAGAGAGAGCCTTAGCAAGCCGAAATTCACTGTTACAAGCCGAGTCTGCTCTGCAAGGCCTGCGTCTGCGTCAGCCGTATGATGAAGTTGGACTTGTTGCAACTGGTCGAGCATTGACTGGCGCTGGTTCCGCTACTAGAGGTTTGTTTGGTCTTCCAACTCAACCAGGCAATGTTCTTGGTAACTTAACTCTTGGTCAGTTGTTTGGTAGCAGGCCGTCAACTACAGATGGTTTTGGAACTGGTTACATCTTTGGTAATCAAGATTACGGACAATTCTTTTAAGAGGCGCAAATGGCAAGCATTACTCAATCTTTGTTTGGACTACCAGTAGATCCTGTTGCCGCAGCATCAAGACCAGCAAGTCCGTTGCAAGCGTATACTGGCTTAATTGGGGGTGTTGGTGAGTCACTACAACAGAATATTACTCAAGCCTTTGGTCAACAGACACAACAACAGGCTTTGAGTTCTATCATTCAGCAGACACAACAGCAAGCAGATCTAGGAACACCAGAAGGACTTATTCAACTTGCTAACAATCTAAACCAACTGCCTCAGTTCTCTGGTATGGCTGTTGCTATACGTCAGGAAGCATCTAATCTTGCCCAACAAATGCAAAGAACGCAGGCAGATGTGTTTGCCAAAGGAGCACAAGCACAGAAAGATATTATTGAAACCCAAGCAAAGATGCGTCAAGTTAATCTTGATGAGCAACTAAGACAAGAATTGTCTAGTTTGCCTGCAGATGCGACTGAAGAACAATATAATAGAGTTTTAATGAAATATGGTTCTCCAGATAAGGTTATTGCATCATTACAGGCAGGAGAAGCACGCAGAGAAAGAATGTCGTTTCAACGTGAAATGCAACAGCAACGGATTGATCTTGCTAGAGCAAATTATGAGTTTCGTGTTGAAGTTGCTGATCTTAAAAAGATGGATAAAGAAGAAGCAAGACAAAATAAACTTCAAGGCGCTCTTGGTGTTGCAGACAATGTTATTTCAGTAGCACAGACAGCATTAGGACAAGTTAGTGGATTTACTGCTGGTATGTTAGGTAAGCCATTAAGCGCACTTGGTATTCCCGCTGCTGTTGATTTGGAAGAAAATCTTAAAACGATTCAAGCTAACCTTGGATTTAAAGAATTACAAGCAATGCGTGATGCTTCGCCAACAGGTGGTGCGCTTGGTCAGGTTGCACTAAAAGAATTGGAATTCTTACAAGCTGCTCTAACATCTTTAAATAATAGACAATCTCCTGATCAACTTCGTAAGAATCTTAATAAAGTTGTGTTGCATTACACAAACTGGAGAAACGCTGTGTCAGGACAGATGCCTGGACAACAAGCACCAAGTGCTGCTGAAGTACCTACTGCTCCTACAACACGTCAGCAACCTACAACGCCTACACAAAGTCAACAAGGCTGGTCAATCATAAACGTAAGGTAAATACATGGCTACTTACACCGTTCAAGCGCCTGATGGCAAGACAATTACTCTTGAGGGCCCAGCTAATGCTCCTCAAGATGTGGTTATTGCTCAAGCACAGCGTCTTTATGCAGAACAAGAAAGACAGCGTTTATTAGCAATGCCTTACTCTGAAGTTGTACAAGGCACAGAAGGAATACCGGAACAAGCGCCAACACAACTTGGACCTGTTGCACGCAGAGCAGTTGGATTTATTAAAGGTGCTGTTGTCGATCCTATGGAAGCAGTAGCACAGATTGTTGGTGGTGAAGAAACACGAAAAGCAGTAGCTGAGCGTGAGGCCTCTTATCAAGAAATGCGTAAAAGTCTTGGTGAAGAAGGATTTGAAGGCACTAGATTACTTGGTCAAATAGTAAGTCCAGCTTCTCTTGGCGGTGCAGGCGCAGGTGTCAAAGTTGCTCAAGTTGCATCTAAATGGAAATCATTCTTAGGTGGAAAAACAGCAACTGGTGTTGCTGCTGGTGCTGGATCTGCTGCTTTATTACCTGTAACCACGCCTATAGAAGAAACAGATAATTTCTTTCTTGAAAAGGCTAAAGACATTGGTTTTTCTGGCCTTGCTGGTGGCGCTATTTCTAAGATTGGCGCATCACTCACACCAGAATTAAAAGCAGGTGCTAGAGAACAAATGGCTCGTGGTGTTGTTGTAGCCCCAGGACAGGCTTATGAAGGCGTTCCTGGATGGGTTTTTAGACAAATGGAAAGTGTTGGTTTTGGTCCGTCAGAAAAAGCAATTCGTAGTTCGTTTACACGTTCTGCTGCAGATGAAGTATTGAGCAGTATTGATCAAACATTGCCAAAGACCGTAAAAGATGGTATGCAAGCGTCTGGATATGTTCAGAAAGCAATTAGTAATTTCTATGATGATGCTTTTACTAAACTTGGAAATGTAGTTCCAGATAATCAGTTTGCTAATGATATTAGTACTGTGTTGTCAAGAGCAACTGATGAATTATCTGCAAAATCTGCCAAAGCATTTGAAAATGAAATAAAAGCAAATATTATAAAGAAGTTTCAACTTGGTCCGGCGGCACAAGGTGCTTTAGTACCAGCAGGAACTATGGCAATACCAACAACAACCGGATCAAAGTTAAAAGAAATTGATCGTTATCTAAAAGCGCAGATTGAAAAATATAGCAAAGGAACAGATAGCGATAGCCTTGCTCGTACTGCCGGATATGAAGATATGCTTAATGCGTTTAGAGCATTTACAGGACGTGTAGATACTACAGGGCTGATTGCAAAAGCAGATGATGCATGGGCTAAGTTATATAGATTTGCAGATGCTTCACAAAAAGCATTTATAGAAACTGGTGATTTTAGTGCAGAACAGTTAGCACAAGCAGCAGTTAGGCAAGGATCAACTTTACAAGCAGGGGCTGGACAAGCTCCTATGCAAGAATTTGCACAACGTGCAGTAGAAGTTATTGGTAAAGATAAAGATGTACTTCCTTTGGGCTATAGACAGGCCGTTATTGGTAGTAAGATTGCCACAGGCACTGCTCTAACATTGTTTAGTCCGCAAGTGGCTGTTCCTATTCTTTTTGCTTCTGGTGTGTCTTATAAAACTGCTCAACAACTAATGAAAGAGCCATCAAAAGCACGCAAAGCAGTATCAGAAGCAATTCAAAAGATTGGCCCAAGAGCAGCAGGAGCAATTTTGTTTGCACAACAGCAACAACCAGCAGAGTAAATATGTCTGATCCAGCAGCCACCGCAAGAGCTGCGCTAGGGGGTATCAAAGAAGCCGTTGCTGTAGGCCGTGAAATAAAGGAAACAGCAAAAGAAGTAAATGCTTTCTTGGACGAGGAAGCTAAGGCTCGTGTTGCCTGGAAGCGCAAACAACAGCAGATTGAACGCCGTGGAGACATGATGTTCATGAACGCCTATGAGGAATATAAAATCATTAGGCAGATTCGTGAAGCAGAAGCGGATATGTACCGACAAATAGAGCAACAATACGGTAAATCTGCTGTCTCCGAAGTTAAATCTCTTATAACACAGATGCGTAAACAACATCTGGAACTCACTGACGAGATGTATCGAAAGCGCATGGAAACTAGGCGGGAGATGTTGTGGCTTCTTGCAGCATCGACTGTTGTGTACGGAATCTTTAAAATGATGGGGCTTATGTAATGATTACTTTACTATCTACTTTAATCTCTTTCTTGATGGGCGGTCTGCCCAAGATCCTTGATTTCTTCCAAGATCGGTCAGATAAGTCGCATGAACTTGATTTAGCAAGAATGCAGACTGAGCGTGAAATGCAGATGCTGCAGTTAGGCTTTGCTGCTCAGGTTAAAGTAGAAGAGATACGCACAGAGCAGGTGGCTATGCAGACAGCAGTTCAGGAAAGACAGGCACTGTATGCACACGACATCGAGATCGGTAAAGGAGCATCACAGTGGGTCACAAATATGCGTGCCTCTGTGCGGCCAGTGATTACCTACGGTATGTTCTGTATGCTTCTGTTTGTGAACATCTTTGGCTTTTTCTACGCATGGAAGACTGGTGTGCCGTTTGACCAAGCAATGTCTATCCTCTGGGATGAGGACAGTGCCATCATTTTCTCATCTGTGATAGCGTTTTGGTTCGGGTCACAGTCGTTTAAGAAATGAAAGTCTCGCAAGAGTGCATCCACATGATCAAGCACCACGAAGGTGTTAGGACAAAGCCTTATCGCTGTCCTGCACTTTTGTGGACCGTTGGAGTAGGCCACGTTATTGATCCTAGCCACATTGGAGTTAAACTAGATGAACGCAGAAATTTACCAATTCCCCAAGGTTGGGACAGAGTCTTATCAATGGATGAAGTTGATGCAATCCTCGCCGCTGACTTGGCTACGTTTGAGCGAGGCGTACTACGATTGTGTCCTACTGGTCTTACTCAGCCTCGGTTTGACAGCCTCGTTTCCTTCTCTTTCAATGTTGGCCTCGGCAATCTCCAACGCTCTACAATAAGAATGCTCCACAATAGGGGCGAATATGAGGCCGCTGCTGAGAAGTTCTTGGATTGGTCTAAAGCTGGTGGTAAGGTTCTTCCAGGCCTCCTGAAGCGCCGTAAAGACGAGATGGCGCTATACTTACGATAATGTCGGACTTTATTTGTAACTGCCGACAAAACAGTACAATAACGGAGGGATAAAAAAAGAGCCTCCGAAGAGGCTCAAACCTAGACTACCAGAAAAACATAAACCTAATTATAAACAGGTCAACAACCACTGCTTTCGTGCCTTCATAATCTGGCACAAATTCAATTCCAAACATCATACCGCTGATTAAGTAAATATCGATTTCCATATTAGATCTCGCAGTGGCCTGCAACACAGGCTAATGTTTGAGCACCTTCGACATTATCATCCTTCTCGCTAAGTAGATTCCAGTCAATGTGTGCAGGCATCTTCGATAGCAGTTCCTCATAGGCCTCTTTAGAGCATTCCTCATACGGCGCTTGCCTATAAGTACCGCCATCCCAAGGCAGGAAAGACACACCAGAAACCTCATCAAAGTGTCGCCATACCCATGCGCCAACATCCATCCACTCATCTTCTTTGACACTAATGGTCACTGACGGCTTATGTTCGCACCAGTGGCGCTGATACATCAACCAAAGATCGAGGTGCTGCAATGCTGTTAGATCGTCACGCAACCGTGCTCCTTCTGGAGCCTTCATCGGAAATGAGAAGACTACTGTGCTGTCTGGTCGCATTACGCAATCTTCTGCAGGCACGCCAGCAACAGTCAGGAATGTTGAGAGAGGATCTTTCTTATCTCCACGAACACGGCGTATGTAATAGCTACTATGTCGAGCATGAATACCAGAGGCAGAATCAACAAGTTGAGACACAGTGCCGCTAGGCTTGACACAAGTGATAGCAGTAGACCTAGGGATGCCCAGACTATCTGCAAACTCAGAATTGGCATCAATGGCGATGCTTCGTAGCTGTTTAAGATTTTCCGCAGTGCTTTCACAAACCTCTCCCATCCAGTGATTATCTAAGATACCTGTTAGGCTAACACCTAAGAGGCGCTCATCTTCTGTGTTCTTCTGCCAAATCTTCCGCAGATACGGGAAGTGTGTCAGCGTAGACTGGAATGTACCTAAGATAGTGGCAATGCGTACCTTGCGTGCCAACGACTCTACAGTGTCCTCTGCTCTGACCACGACTTCTGTGAGGTTACAAAACTGGTAGGGTCGTAGTATGATTTCGCTACAGGGGTTAGTACCGAAGTCATAATTCGAATCACGCCTTCCGTTCTTTGCAGCTTGACTCTTACTTGCGGCTCGTGAGAAGATTCCACGCTCTCCAGAATGACTGTTGTATAGGCTTGTCCATTCTTGTAAAAACTGTCCAATATCTGGTTTAGTTGTGTAAGTTGCTGAGTTGTTAGCGAGTGCTCGTTGTCCATTTTGTTCCCACCAGTTTCCACTTTTGGCGCTCCTCATCCTATCGTCTTCTAAGTCTGACAAAGAGATCATTGCTGATCTTCGTACCCCACCCACAACAACAACTTCCCCGATCTTGCAGAGAATATCATGACATTCGAGTGATGTAAGTTTCCTACCTGCGGCTGCTCTAAATTTGGCAGTAGTGAATTTAAAAAGTTCATCCAGAGGTCCTGGTCCAGAGGCACGTCCTCCAAAGGTTTTGAGTCTGGCTCCTGCAGGTCTAATTCTGGAAAGGTCGTACCTTGCCACTTCCCCAGAGTATAGTAAAGCGATGAGTTGGCGTAATGCCTTTGCCCATCCTTCTTTCGAATCTGCAACAGAAATAACAGTTTCAGAATCAAACAACTGGTCTGGGACTTCAGGTAATTGATCGACATATTTGTGCTCCACAGAAAAGCCTACACCAGTGCCACAGAGTAGGATGTACATGGCCTCATCGAATGCCTTTGGGTCATCGATAGGCAGATAGCTGCAGTTGTAGCCAGCGGTGTTGTCTCGCTCCAGTGCCTTGCCAGCGGTCATAATAGCACGCATGGATGGCATCACTTCCAAGTTTAGGATAGCGTTTTTGATTTCATCATACAGCGCATCAGGCATCTTGTAGTCGTGCTTCTCTTTCAAGTGGTTATCTATGAAAGCACAATACCGAGCCACTGTCTCATTCCAATGCTCACGCCTACCAACATCTGACAGAAAACGACTGTAACGGCTTTTAGCAATAAATTCTGAGTAGTTATTCATCTAGGTCAATCTCCAATTCATCAAACTTGTTCTCAATCTTATCAGCGAATCTCTCTACTATTTCTTCTGACGATATATCTAGCACCTCCAATAGCGTTATTTCATCAAGTCTCGCCATCCTTTCCATTATGTCCCTCAGTGTTAATGACATACCTACCCCTTATAATAAATTTCTTTAATCTTATCGTAATTAGCGATTGCAAACTCTAGATAGTGCTGTGCCTTCTTTAAGTCCTCAATGCCGTTCTTTCTATTGTGCCGCTGCACATACTTTATCACATTACAGAGCCAAGGATCAAGTTCCCAATCTAGGAACACATCCCAAGGCTGGATTGCTGTTTTGTAGTGGTTGCCTCCTATTTGTTTGCTAGCAATGTACTCGCCTAATGTTTTAGGTTGCTGCTGCGACATCGGCGTGCTCCTTTATTGCTTTGGTGGATTTGGACCAGCTTCCACAATTCGTGCATTGGAATCTTTGGAAGGTTCCTGTGGTTGTGTAGGAGAATCCACGTTTTTGCAGTCGATGGCTACCGCAGTTGGGGCAACCGTCACCTCCGTAGAGGTTATGATTAGGATGAGACTTAATCCAAGGGAGCAGACGATCATAGACTTTCTCCAATAAAACCACATCTTGCTTATTGTACTTCTCCATTACCTTCCAAGCAACGGGGTCTTTGTTCATGCACTTAACCCAAAGCTGATAGCCTTCGTGCGCTGTCTTTTTACCAAGACCGAGGCGCTGTGCAATGTAGTCAAGTTTGTTGCTAGGAAATCGAAACTCTTTACGAACTACTCTTAATAGATCAATCTGCTTGTATGGTGCTGGTGGTGCTAAGTGCTGAAGCAGGAACTCTTTATTGAGCACTGGGATGTCAAACCGAGTGCCATTGTAATGAACAACTGCATCTGCCTCAGAGATAAGATCGTGGATCTTTCGCAGCATAGTTTTTGGCTGTGTGTTGTGTACGGAAGAAAACATAATCTCTTTCTTGCCGTGCCACTTAGCAGCCCAACACAGAACATAGGAAGACTCTAACAAATGCTCTGGACTAATATACTGATCCCGAAGGCCCCAGATGTGTGCAGTGTTGGGGCTTGTTTCGATGTCTAGCATTAGTAGTTTCAAGATTGCTCTTCCTCAGTGTCGTCAAACTCTTCCTCTTGTTCGCCGAATGTTTTAAATCCGCAATCGGCATGAAATCCAAAACGATCTTCTACTTGGATCTTTTGTACAACATCGACATAGCCAGTGCTCTCTAGGAACTTGGCAAACTGATACAACACTGGAACCCAAGTAATAGTATCATCAAACTCGTGCTTTGCTTTGATGGTGGTCCGATCAGGCCAGCTACCACTATCACCAATGTATTCTATGTCTTCGTATGTAAACTTAAAGGTTTTCATTGCTTCTCCTAAGTAAGTCAAAAAAGTAATTACAGTCTACCACAACCAGGGGCTTATCTCTGTTTTGCTTGATGACGAGGACTGGCTCGTATCCTCGACTGTTGTCCTTCGCTTGTTGATAATGTCCATATACAGAGATTGTTGCTCTGGACTTGCATTCCACACTGATTGGTAGCTTCCGTCTTGCTGCTGGACTAAGAAGCAGGTCTTCCCCCGACACGCCCATGCTAACTGAACGAACATCATCAGGCTCCAGACCGAACTTTGCTATTATCAGATCTCTTACGGCTTGCTGCAGCACTCGGCCTTTTGCTTTCGCTGATGATGGCTTCAATGTTGATTTCCTTTCTTGTTTT